GGCAACTGCCCGTTGAGAAGGACTCGGTGGTCATGGCCAGGATCGACCAGGGCCAAGAGCTCATGCTCCGCGGCTTCTCGGTGTCCGAGATAGCCGGTCAGCAGGGAGTGAGCCCAGAGACGGTCTACTTGGACAGGCGACGCTCTCGGCAGATGGCCCGCGATCGGATCTTGACCACCAAGGAAGAGATCGTCGGTGGACTGCGAGAGGTTAGGCGAGCGTCTTGGGATGCCTTCAACGACACGGCGAACAGCTCGCTCAACAAGTCGGCCTACCTAAGCGTGGCCCGCCAGTCGTTGATGGACGAGCACAAGGTTGGTGGGCTCGAAGAGGTGGCGAAGGTGGAGGTCACGCTCAGGAATGGCTCCCTCGAACACCTTGACGAAGAGATCGAACGCAGACTTCGACAGCGAATGGATGCCCTGGCTGGAAAGCCTCGACTCGTGGTCGAGAGCACGAACGGAGTGGCTAAGCTCGGCCCGGGACGAACAGAAGCCCCCTAAAGGCGACTGGCTCTGCTGGCTGTTCATGGCCGGTAGGGGGACGGGGAAGACCCGCACCGGCGCCGAAGAGGTCTCGCACTACGCTCACACCCACCCAGGGGCGCGCATAGCCCTGGTCGGGCCTACATGGCGAGATGTCCATGACACGATGGTCGAGGGCGAGAGTGGGCTGCTGAGCGTCGTGCCGCCCGATTGCATCAAGCAGTGGAACTCCACCAAGGGCGAGCTCCACTTCGTGAACGGCGCGATGTGCTTCAGCTTCGCCGCTACCCAGCCCGACCGCTTGAGAGGCCCCCAGTTCGAGTACGCCTGGGGAGACGAGGCGGCTGCGTGGGAGAACGCTGAGACCTGGGACCAACTGTTGCTCGGGCTGAGGCTCGGTCCCAAGCCACGGGTGATCCTGACCACCACCCCGAAGCCGAGACGTTTGGTGCGGGACATCATGAAGCGGCCGCACACGATCGTCTCGCGTGGCTCGACCTACGACAACCTGGGCAACCTGGCGCCTGAGTTCGCCGAGACCGTCTTGGCGCTCTACAAAGGCTCTAGGTACGAGCGGCAGGAGATCTTCGGGGAGCTCATCGAGGACGTCGAGGGTGCGCTGTGGACTCTCGACCAACTGGACAAACTCCGGCTCGACAAGGCACCTGACGACCTGGTCCGCTGCGTGGTCGGGGTCGACCCTGCCGGAGGGGGACGCGACCAGACGGGCATCGTCGTCTGTGCCAGGGGCGCAAACGGGCACGGATACGTGCTGGCTGATCGGTCGGGGCAGTTCCATCCCGAGGAATGGGCTAAGCGCGCGATCGCGGCTTACCACGAGTTCAAGTGCGACTCGATCGTGGCCGAGAAGAACTACGGCGGCGAGATGGTCGAGCACACCATCGCCACGGTCGACCCGATGGCGCCCGTGCGGCTGGTCACGGCCACCAGGGGCAAGGTGGTGAGGGCGGAGCCCATAGCCACTCAGTACAGCCAGGAACGGGTTCACCACGTCGGCACGTTCAGGGAGCTTGAAGACCAAATGGTGATGTGGACCCAGGACTCCGGCGAGTCTCCCGACCGGATGGACGCGCTCGTCTGGGCGCTGACCGAAGTGCTGGAGAACTCCAAGGCTGCCGCGTTCCTCAGCGGCGCGCTGGCGAAGGCGGCTCAGCCAAACGGCTACCTGAAACAGTTCGAGCTAGGAGCGCGCTAGGTGGCGTTCTGGAACCGCCCTCCGCTTGAGGAGCGGGTTGCCAAGCTGGTCGAGCAGCAGGTCGAGAAGGCCATGCTCCAGACCGCCTCGGGACCTCGCGCTCTTCCAGCTGGATCGGTGACCTATGACGCGCAGACGGCCCGAGCGATGGCTGGGAGCAACGCGGGCACGGAAGTGCTTGCCACGCCGCTACCCGTCGACCCGCGCGACGCCATCACGTCGTTTGGCCCTGGTACTCCGTTCGCGATCCGTCCGCTGGACCAGGTCATGCCCTGGGGAAGGCCCGAGCCCAGGCGCAGTCAGTACGAAGTCGCGTGGAACCTGATGCTCGGCGGCCGGATGCCGCTCTGGCAGACGTTGGAGGATGTCGCCGACAACTGTGACGTGGTGCGCCGCTGCATCGACATCCGCAAGCAGGCGCTCCAAGAGAAGGAATGGGACATCTCGCTCACCGATTGGGCGGTGGCCGAGATCATGGAGTCCGAAGGCGAACGCAACGCGGCCAGGGCGGCGAGCTTGGGGCGGAAGCAGTTCGAGCCCAAGATCAAGGAGATCCGGGAGTTTCTGCAGGAGCCTGACCGGCAGAACCATCTCGACTGGACCGAGTGGCTGGGCAACTTCCTTGAGGAGCACTTCGTCTTCGACGCCCCGGCGGTGTACCCGGTGCAAACGCTCGGAGGTGACCTGCACTCGCTCCGCATCGTGGACGGGTCGACGATCAAGCCTCTCCGGGACGTGTACGGGAACGTGCCGCAACCGCCCTTCCCCGCCTACCAGCAGATCCTCTACGGCTTCCCGAGAGGCGAGTTCACGGCCTCGGCTGAGCCGGATGGCGAGTACAGCGCCGACGAGCTGTTCTACCGTCCGAGGGATCGGCGCTCACGGCGCGTGTATGGCACGTCGCCCACCGAGAAGGCCCTCCCGGCTGCGCTGCTGTGGATGCTGCGCCAGGAGTGGCTGAAGAAGGAATACACGCACGGATCGATGCCGGCCAGCTTCGTGGAAGCCGACCTGGCCATGCAGCCAGCCGACCAGCTCCAGTGGGAGCGCACATTCAACTCGGAGATGGAGGGCGACCCCAACACGCGGTTCCAGATCAAGGTGCTGCCGGGAGGGTTCAAGAACCCGGTCTTCGTCCCCCAGATTGGCGAGAAGTACACGGCCAACTATGACGAGTTCCTGATCAAGCAAATCGGCTCCCGGTTCGCCGTGATGCCAACCCAACTCGGGATCGTCCCCACGGGAACGGGCGGCATGCTGGGCTACGGTAGGCAGCCGGACCAGCAGGACATCTCCGAGACACTGGGCGACGGCCCGCTGGAAGAGTGGCTGGTGGACGTGCTGAACGTGATCTGCCGCCGCTATCTCGACATGCCCAGGGAGCTGACCTTCAACTTCACCGGCGGAGGGATCGACGAGGACGCCGCAACCCGCGCCACGACCGACCAGGTCATGCTGTTCTCGGGCCAGAAGACCGAGAACGACATCAGGGCTCAGAACGGCGACACACTGTACGACTTCCCGGAAGCCAACATGCCGTTCATCAACACGGCATCGGGCCCCGAGTACCTGAAGGGATCGAGTGTCCCCGACCCTGCGCCCGCGTTGGGTGCTCCGAAGGCGCCCGCGAAGCCCGGCGAACCCAAGCCCGACCCGTCCCAAGAGACGCAGAAGTTCGTCGCCTTCGCCAAGAAGCGGCAGGGGGAGGCGTGGCGGGACTTTGAGTTCAAGGCCGTGACCCCGTCGTTTGCCAAGGCGCTCAACTCCGCAGGCGCGCGAGGCGACCTCGAAGCGGTCAAGGTCTTGGCGGCCACCATCCCAAAAGCGCTGGCCCTGTAGATCAGGGCGTCCCGCCCCAGACGGCACGGGCGGACCAGATCGCCATCCAGATCACCAACGCCGTCGCGAAGGCGATGGGTGCGGGCTGGACGGGCGCCGTCTTGCTGGAGGCGATCCTGCAACTCTGGCCGGAGCTGGAGCACGCCGCCGATCCGCAGAAGGTGGTTGAGGCGCTGAACACCCTCGGCTTCCCGGTGTCGCAGGAGACGGCGGTCTTCGATGTCCTGAAGGAACCCGTCACCGAGTCGTTTGAGGCCGGGTGGGAGTTTGGTCAGGAGCAACTGGGCCACGCGGGCTCATTCGATCCGACCGACTCGCTGGCATCGGGCGCCCTGGCGCAAGCGTTGGGCCAACTGAAGATCGAACTGAAGGGCGTGTCTGAGACGTCCGTTGGCCTGATTGGCGACTCGCTGGCTCAGTCGGTCACCGAGGGAGTGGGCAGCAGGGTCGCAGGCGAGCGGATCACCGAGGTCCTGCACGACGCCAAGCGAGCCCATGTGATCGCCCGGACCGAGATCGCGAGAGCTATGGAGGGAGCGATGCTCGCTCAGGCGAAGTCGATGAGCGGCGTGGACAAGGCCTGGTCCGACGCCCCCACCGCCTGCCCGATCTGCCAGGCCAACACGGCGGAGGGGGCGATTCCGCTTGACAAGGACTTCGCCAGTGGCGATCCCAATCCCCCCGCCCATCCGCGCTGCCGCTGCGCGCTCACCCTCGTCCCCTCTCCAATTCCGGCCTTTGCCTAAAGGATGCAACCAATGAACGACGAACTGACCTACGCCTCCGCTGGGCTGATCACCAAGACCTCGAAGGAGGCCGACGGTGTCTGGCGCTTCGAGGTGAGCAAGGCCACCGGGCCTGAACTTGACTCGGACAAGCAGATCCTTGACCTCGATTGGGCCAAGGGCGCCATGACGGAGTGGTTCGAGACCGGCGCCAACGTGCGCGAGCAGCACGACCCGCACCGCGTGGTCGGCAAGGCCCTGGTCCTGGAGACGAGGGACGATGGCGCGTGGATCGGCGGCAAGGTTGTGGACGACCAAGCTGGGCGCAAGCTTGAGCACGGTCTCTTCAACGGACTATCCGTTGGCGTGCGGGACGCGATCATCGACCGCTCCAAGGCGGCCCTGGCGATCGCCAAGGGTGGCATCGTCAAGGGCGGCCGGATCGTCGAGGTTTCGCTGGTCGACCGTCCGGCAAACCCCACGGCCAAGTTGGTCATGGCCAAGGCGGACGGCGACGGGAACGCCGAGTTCGTCGAGGAGTTGGAGGAGAAGGCCGAGTCGGTCCAGCACTCCCACTCTCACCAGCACGCGGAAGGCCATCACCGGCACCAGCACACCCATGGGCCGGAAGTGGCCGAGCATCGCTCGCTGGACTCGGATGTACGGCACGCCCACGACCATACCGACGAGCAGTGCGAGTCGCTCGTGTCCGATGACGAGATGAAGGCCATCGTGGCCGAACTGGAGAAGGCCACGCTGAGCACGGAGGACCGCAAGGATCTCCCCGACTCGGACTTTGCCATCCCAGAGAAGAAGCCCGGATCTGGTAGCTACCCGATCCCGGATGCGGCCCACGCGCGCGACGCTCTGGCGCGCTCCTCGGGCAAGCCCGAAGAGGCCAGGGTGCGCGCGGCGGTGAAGAAGAAGTTCCCCGACATCGAGGTCAGCGACGACAAGACCGCGAAACCGACCGCGTCCGACCCCGACCCTGACGGCAACGGAGACAACGACCTCACACCGGAGGGTGACACGGATCACGACTACTGGAACGAAGACGGCACCCCGACGGCCAAAGGAAGGGCTGCGGGGCTGAAGGAGTCTCGCCGCAAGGGCGAACGCCGGAAGTCCGATTCCATAGACCTAGCCGTCCAGGCGGCCATCGAGAAGACAGAGGCGGCGATGCTGGAGAAGGTGCAGAACCTTGAGGCAGAACTGCAAGAGGTCAAGAAGATGGCGGCGCCCGGAGGTCCGGTGCGGTCCCGTCCGGCGGTGGCGAAGGAGGTTGCGGCCAAGGCCGACCTGCTTCGGATGCAACGCGATGAATACCTGGCCTACGCAGACGACCTGAGCGA